ACAAATTACAGATTATGAATTAGAACAATATTATGAAAAATATATCGATATGAATTCATTTTCTACAGTATGTAAATTCTATGATTTATTTGGAGATGTATCTGATAATGATATTTAAATAAATTTTAAAATCGATATTTATAATATCTACACATTTATCAAAGAAAACAAGATGAACGCTAATCAAACGAACAACGCGCACAATACGTTCAACGTACTTGCTGAAACTTTTGATGATGGTATCGCACAAGAAATTCTTGTGTTGACATACAATGTCACTTTGAAGGATCTAAAAGAAGGTGAATGGTTTCATTCACATCGTGCTAATGTTGCGGAAACTACTTTCAGCAACATTTTAAGTAGATTTGGTGGTGATACTTACCAATATTTAGACAACACCGAAATTAGCGGGTGGTTAAAATAGAAAATTTACTTTACTACGATAGTGGGTCTGAACCACTAAAATTTACTTTAAATTTAGTCAGATTAATAATATTCAGGGACTGGAATTTATAATAAATCAAATTGATGATCTTTAGGTTCTTTTAATAATGTAATTTTCATAGTATCAACCCAGACTTGTTGTTTTTGTTTTTCCCCAAGTTGATCAAAAGCAGTAGATGATGGTGAAACATTCATTTCAATTAACCATGGTTTAAAATTTTTATCAACTATAATATCAATACCAAATAACCCAACTTTAACATTTTTTTTTAATTTAGATACTGTACATATTTTATCTTTTAAACCAGTCGCAACAACTTTTAATAATTTATTAATTTTAGAAAATAATTTATCTCCATCAACATTAGTATTTTGAAAATATTTTTTCAATTGAACTAAATTTCTTGGATGATTTTTTAAAAATTCTTTAACTTCATTAATTGGAGTTCCATTAAACCAATAAGCATTAGCAACAACATTTTCATAAGTTAATTTTCTAGGATTAAATTTTTCTTTAGCATAAAAAACACCACCTTGTTTATGTATGTATAATTCTTTTTTGCCACCTTTACATTTTACAAATAAAAATAAACGAAGTTTAAATGTTCTTCCCTTAATTAATAAAGGTTCGATAAATCTTTGTATTACAGTAACTGGATATTTTAACTTTTTATCCATAACTTTTTCTTTAATTTTATTCATATCATTATATACAAAAATTCCCTGAGCGTTTTCTTCTTCTGTTTTTAATAAATAATATTGTCCTTTTTTAAAATCTTTTTCAAAATATTTCCACTCATTATCATAAATACCATAACTTGGAGGCATAATTTGACTTGCTTTTTTTCTCCCAGTCCATTTAACCAATGCCATCCATAATTTATGTTTACGATTTAAATAATCAACACCAGGAATAACATTTAGGATCATATTTGGACGATAATTTTTATTAACAAATTCTGTTAATTCATCATCTGAATACCAATATGGTATATAAAAATTACATTTCTTAGGATTATTTGTAAATTGAATATCCATACTGTTAAATAATGATTTAAGACGATCATTAATATTTTCTTTAGAAGATTTACACCATTTTAATCTTTGTTGTTTAATTTCATTGCTTTCTGTTTTTGTAATTTCAGCCTTTTTATTTAATAATGATTCTGTTCCTGGAAATGGTTCAATATAAAATGTTAATTTTTCTTTTTGTTTGTTAAGTAACATTAAAATTAAAATAGTTAATATTATTATTTGTATAATATTTAAACAAGAACTCATTTACTATTAATTTAAACAAAGATTTTAACTTTTATTAAATTAATTTAAATTACAATCAAATTCCATCATTTCTTTTACTAAATCACGGAATGAATATTCTCTTTGCCAATTTAATTCTCTGATTGCTTTGCTTGGATCACTTAATAAAATATCTACTTCCGCTGGTCTATAATATTTCGGATTTACTTTAATTAAAATTTTATCATCTTTTTCATTATATCCGACTTCATTTAAACCAGTTCCTCTCCATTTTATATTTATATCTATAATTTTAAAAGCTTCTTCAGCAAATTCTCTTACTGAATGACATTCTCCTGAACCAATTACATAATCATCTGGTATATCTTGTTGTAAAATTAACCACATTGCTTTTACTGCATCTTTCGCATGAAACCAGTCTCTTTTAGCATTTAAATTACCTAATTCTATATATTCAATCTTATTTTTTAAAATTTGATTAATACCTCTAGTAATTTTTCTAGTAACAAAAGTACCTTTTCGCCTTGGCGACTCATGATTAAACAAAATACCAGAACAATTAAACATATTATATGATTCTCTATAATTTTTCATAATCCAAAAAGCATATAATTTTGCTACACCATATGGAGATCTTGGATAAAAAGGGGTTTTTTCAGTTTGTGGAATTTCATAAACCTTTCCATATAATTCTGATGTAGCAGCATTATAAACTCGTACTTTATCTTTCATATTACTTGCGATAATACCATCTAATAAATAAAGAGTTCCTAAAGCATTAACTTGTGTTGAATAACCTGGTAATTCAAATGATACTTTTACATGTGATTGAGCCGCTAAATGATATATCTCTAAAATAGAATCATTTGGCATATTTATTTTTATTTTATTCAAAATAGATACTAAATTACAGGGATCTGTTACATCACCATAAAATAAATTTAATCTATTAAAAATATGATCTATTCTATTCGTATTGAAATTAGACGAACGCCTGATTATTCCATACACTTCGTAATTTTTTTCAAGTAGAAGTTCCGATAAATAACTTCCATCTTGTCCATTTATACCAGTAATAAGTGCAAATTTCATTATTTTTATAATACTATAAAATTATTCTTAATATGAAAATAATTTTATGTATTTAGAAATTTAATTCTTTTAATTTAACATTTTGCTATTTAAACTTTTTTTGGTTCTTTGATGAAGTGTGGGGAAAGATAAGTTTGGAGATTGAAGTAAGAAAGATTTTCTTTTGGTTTAAGAAGTTTTCTTAATTGGGTAGCCCATTTGGAACGTTTATCGGATTTTGGGAGAGTAGTATTAATATATCTGTTATCCATTTTCTTTAATCCAGATTTTCCTTCAACTTCCATACCTTGAAGGCTGTGTTCTTTAATGTAAGCATTAATTCTACGGGTGACATCGGTTCTTGGAAGACAAGTTCCTTCTTCAACATCTAAGAATTTAGCAAGATCATTGGTAATTTTGGTTGGTTTATTAAATCCAGATGGATTAGATTTTTGATTTCCACCTCTACGTTTTCCACCTTTTGGTTTTTTGTTTAATGCTTTAAGTCTTTTGTTTACTCTTTTGTGAAGAGTTTTGAAAGAACTGAGGACACCTCTGGTATCTGCGACAAGAGTTTTCATGGAACTAATGGTGCTGTTAAATTCAAGATCAATTTTTACATCTTCATCTTCAATAAGTTCTTTAGCAACTGCCTTTACTACTGCTTTTACTACTGCTTCTTCAATAGATGATTTTACAACTGCTGGCGTTTCAACTGCTGGGGTTTCAACTACTGGAGTTTCAACTACTGGGGTTTCAACTACTGGGGTTTCAACTTTTTTGGATACTTTAGTAGATTTTTTTCCTTTACCTTTAGAGGTTTTAGTTTTAGATGCAGATTTAGATACAGATTTAGATACAGATTTAGATACAGATTTAGTTTTAGATACAGATTTAGGTGCTTTAGTCTTACGACTAGTTTTTTTAGATACTTTAGTTTTTGCGGCTGGCATTGTTTTATATTATAGTTTTATATTAAATTAAGAGTGTTCTAACGCGGTTATAAATAATAGAATATGTAATTTCTTATATCTATTATGGTCTTACTTTATTTATTTTATAATTTATTATAATGTAAAGTCATAATATAATCATAGACTATAATTTTATTATGATAATAATTTATATTTTTATAAGACCTATATAATCTTATTTTTTTTTTGTATTTTTATTAAAATAAAAATTATTTTATCATTCGTTTAATTTAGAGACCTTATATTTTGAGTGCGGTTAAATATACTTAAAATTTTGGCCCTAAAATATTACATAAATTAACAATGCCTCGAACAAAAGGTTCTACAAATAAAACAACTAATAAAAAGCCTAACAAGAAAACAAATCTGAAGACTGTTAATAATAAGAAAAAAAATAAAAAATCATCCCCTTGTAAACCTAATATAAATAAAACATCTAAAGAACAATCTTCTAAACCAAAGCGTATCACAAAACGCAATTGTAAACAGGATTTATTAATGAATTCATTAATAGAATTTTTTTCAAAAAAAGCTAATATTAAAGTTATTTTACCAATTACGAATGGTAAATCTCCAATTTCATTGCGATTAATAGATTGGTTTGTTACAAATTATTGTAAAAAATATCCAGTAAGATATTATCTTAAATTAAAAGATGGTTCTAGAAAACAATTTGACGTCCATCTTAATTATAAAACACAACTCAAATCTTTTTCAAAAAAACAATTTGACCCTTTTAGACGTGATGAACGTATTGAATTTGAATATGATAATAAAAAAAAAGAAAACGGTACTTTAGTTACTACTGTTGGACAATTAAATTTTTTTAGATGGGTCATCAAAAATGATATATTAGAATATATTCAGAAACATTATGAGAAAATTGAAAAAGATATGAATAATGTTACTAGAAAAAATAGATTAAAATCACAATCTGATAAAGTAAAAAATAAAGAAACAACTGGGGGAAAATATAACAGAAAAAGAAGACAATTATGTGTATCTGCTACAAAAAAAGTAACAAAACATCTATCTACTATAACTGTTAGTTTTAATTAAATCTGTAGATAAAAATAGTATTTTAAATTTGAAAATATATTTAAAATACTAAAGATAATTATTTTTATAAAAATGTTTGACTTTAACTCAAAAAAAAATTCATATGAACAATTTGAAAATTGTGAAATTAATATGGAAAATATTGATCAACCAATTGAACCTACAAGATCTCCATCATCAGAGTCTGACTCTGAACCAAAAATTTGTAGAATTTGTTTAGATAATGATAATCCACAAGATATTATTGTTCCTTGTAGATGTAATGGTACTATGAGATATGTCCATAGAGGATGTTTACAAGAATGGAGAATACAAGATACTGATTCTCCTAATTTTAGAAGATGTAATCAATGTTTATATGAATATCAAACTTATGATAATACATCTAAATGTCATTTATGTTGTTCTGATTTTTGTCATTTTATGATTAGAAATCGTTTCCTATTATTTGTATTAATCCAAGTGTTTGTAATTTCATTAACATATATGTATATTGCTGTTGATAAAAGTGGCGATTTTATATATTCTACTTTTGGATTATTACCTGATATTGATCCTTTTCAAGAAGCATATGTACTTGGTTTAGTAACATTTATGGGCCCATTATTTATTATTATTGTTATTCATGATATATATATCTATCATAAATTTAAATTGAGAACATATTTTCATAATTATGCTGGCATTGGATTATGTCGTTTTACTGTGTTTATTGCTATTATTGTTGTACTATTTTTAATCGAATCATTTCTTGGTTCATTGGCACTATCTTATTTGATTGAATCTGTATTAAAACATATGTTACAAAATT